CGCCGCTGGAGTGATACCACTCTGCCTGATCCTGTTGTCCGGCTGCGCCAGCGACCGGCCCTCTCAGGAGGTGAATCTTACCGTGAGTGGCTGTCCGAAAATAACACGCTGCCAGCTGGACCCGGCAGCGCCGCGCACTAACGGAGATCTTCTAGCCCTGCTGGACGAAATCGAGGCCGCCTGGGGGGCATGTGCCGGTAAGGTGGATACCATCATCAGCTGTCAGGAAAAAGACGATGAACAAGCCGCAGTCCTTACGCAGCGCACTGAATAAGCCGGTCCCCTACGTTGCCGAAAACCCTGACCGCCTGCACCTGTTCGTAGACAGCGGCCAGCTGGTCGCCACGTCCGCCGCGTCCCTGTCGTGGGAGTATCGCTACACGCTGAACGTGGTGATCACCGACTTCACCGGCGACCAGAATCTGCTGATGGCCCCGGTACTTTTATGGCTGCGGGAAAATCAGCCCGACGCGATGCAGAACAGCGAGGCGCGCGAAAAGCTGTTTTCGTTTGAGGTCGATATTCTGGCAAATGACCGCTGTGACATCAGCATGGACCTGAAGCTGACCGAGCGCGTGATAGCGACGGTTGAGAACGGCAAGGCACATATCGAAGCGGTGCCGGAGCCGGACGCGCCGGAGGAATTCTGGACGGTGAAGCATGGCTGAACTGCATGAAGTGGATGCCTGGCTGGCTGCGCTTCTCTCACAGCTGGAACCGGCAGCCCGGAAAAAGATGCTGCGCGAGGTGGCACACGACGTGCGCCGCATTCAGCAGGCAAACATCACAGCACAACGTTCCCCGGACGGCACCGCATGGGAGCCGCGCCGCGTCAGCGCCCGCAGCAAAAAGGGGCGCATCCGTCGCGGCATGTTCGCGAAGCTGAAAACGGCAAAATATCTCAAGGCGCAAGCAGGCGCAGACGCCGCAGAGGTTGCCTTTGTTCCGGGGGTTCAGAAGCTGGCCCGCGTCCATCACTACGGCCTGCGCGACAGGGTAAGCCGTCGCGGGCCGGTGGTGAAATATGCGGAGCGCGCACTTTTGGGTGTAGATGACAGTGTACAAAGAAAAGTTCAGGAAATTTTAATGCTTTGGCTGAATGAAAGCTAATATAGCTATTAGTTATTTTTAGTTTTGAAGTAATCATTAATTTCCATAATTGAAGATTGCCGCACCTTAGGGTCAAAGAGGTTATGATTTCTGAATAGGAATTCCTCGCTAATATTGGTTTTGGATACATCCCAGCCCAAAATGCAAAAAATGCATCTTGATAAAATTATACGTAAATGCTCCAGTGCAATTGCAATGTTGATTAGCTGATCTGAAGGTAATAAGTCACCATGTATTAGTACATTACGGATAGTAGATAACCCAATAACACCTTGTGCTTTATTATCAAATAAAGGCCACGCATCCTCTATTCTTACATCAAATTCAGTAAGGAACATTTCGGTTGATTCCTTTAGAGATAGCCTGTTAAGCTCATTGAGTTTGTTTTTTATTTTCCCTCTTTGAACTTTCAATAGCGGAAGTTCTGCCTTGATAGTGTCAGCTATTGATTTTTTAAGACTTTCAAATGTGGCCTTGTCAATTATAAACTCCAATCCGTTACTGCGTTTATAAGAAAGAACCAACGATTCAAAGGCCTGAAAAAAAGACAAAAATGTAAGTTCAACATAACCTTTTTTTCTTATTGATAATGAGCTAATGCTGTTCTTTATTTCTTTCCTAAAAGAAGAGGTGTGGTATTTCTTTAATGCTACGCTCATAAAATCTTTAATATAAACTCTATCAATTAATTCATTGTACCTATGGTTATCTATATCGTGAGCCTTGAAGTTATTACTTTTATAATGCCATGTCATCTTATTACTGTACTGAACCCTCCAGTTAACACTATGAACCTTACTATCTTGTAAGAACGACATCATTAACATGATATCTTCAACATGAGGATTGATGTCGCAAATTATTTTATTGATTATAAGATTGGTCTTGCGAATTTTTGTAGTTAATACTTGATATTGATCAGACTCAAAGTGACCGTTTTTAGAATGATAAGTAAATAAAGTATCAGATTTTATTACATCACCGTTAGCTGTTTCAAAAGTCAGCACTTCTCCTTTTTTTTGCTTGACGTTACCATGCTCATCGGGAGAACAAATAATCCGAGGAGAAAACATGGGGGTTTTGTTAATGTAATAGTTGAGTGTTGCTATGCGTTTTCTTTTTATGCCATCAAAAGATTGGGTAACAAAAACCTCTTTAGGATACATTGTAAACCTAACAATGGCTACGTCACCCCAGCTCATTTCAAAGCCTCTAATAGATACACCCAAAAACTCAATTTTCTTAAAGGAGTCGCCACTTAAGTTTTTAGAAGATATGGTGACTCGGCCTTCTTTCATATCTTGAAATTTCACAATAGAGCTATCGAGGGTAGTGACAAGTATTTTATTCCAGTGGGAATCATCTTCAATTTCGATGTTACATTTAATATCTTGCAATGCATCGTTTTTAAATTCAAATGTTAATAACTTTGATTCCATTTTTTTTATAGCCATTATTTTTTCCTTGTGTGGTTTCTAGCACAATTGTGTGTGCTTAGTACTATCACAACATCTTCGCATAATGAATTCATGAATGACAAACTCACCGAAATTATGCGCCTTATCACCAACCTGATCCGCACCGGCACCGTGTCCGAAGTTGATCCGGTGAACTGGCTATGCCGGGTGAAAACGGGCGACCTTGAAACCAACTGGATTAACTGGCTTACCCTGCGCGCCGGTAATACGCGCACATGGTGGCAGCCCACCGTCGGGGAACAGGTTGTGCTGCTGAGCCTGGGCGGCAATCTTGAAACCGCCTTTGCGCTGCCTGCCATTTATTCCGAAGCCTTCCCGCCGCCCGACTACTCGGAAGACGGCACCACCACCGTGTTTAAGGACGGTGGCTGGTTTCAGTACGAACCGGAAACGGGCCAGTTGCTGATTAAGAACATCAGGAGCGTGCGCATTGAAGCGGCGGACGGCATTCTGCTGATCACCGACGCGCTGGGAATAGACGCCAGCCAGACACGGATCAAAAGCGACACGGTGATGAACGGAAACGTTACACACGGCGGTGGCTCAATGAGTTCTAACGGCGTGATTGCTGATAAGCACTTACACAACAAAGTGAAGATCGGCACCGATATGTCAGGAGGCCCGCAATGATGTACCTCGGCATGAACCGCGGCACCGGCGAAGCCATTACCGACATTGAACACATCCGGCAGAGCGTGCGCGACATCCTGATCACCCCGGAAGGCAGCCGCATCGCCCGGCGTGATTACGGCTCGCTGCTGTCGGTGCTGATTGACCAGCCACAGAACGACGTGATCCGCCTGCAGGTAATGGCGACGGTGTATGTCGCCATCAGCCGCTGGGAACCTCGCGTGAGGCTGAGCACCGTAAACCTTACCAGCGACTTTGACGGCTCTATGGTGGTTGAGCTGACCGGCCAGCGGGATGACGTTTCGCCAGTTGCTATGTCTGTACCAACGGGGGTGAACAGTGGCAGTAATTGACCTTTCCCAGCTGCCCGCACCGCAGATTATTGAGGTGCCGGACTTTGAATCGCTGCTGGCTGAGCGCAAAGAGGCGCTGATTGCGCTTTATCCGGCGGATGAACAGGCCGCCATGCGCCGCGTGCGACGTGAGTCTTACGGGCGGTGATGCGCGTGACTGACAGCGATGCACAGCAGCAGTCGCGGCTTGACGCGACGACCAGCGAAAAGGCGGCGCGCGTTAGCGAGGCAAACGGCATTACCCAAGCTTGGCAGACGCAGCTGCTGTTAGGCATCATCACCGATGCAGATAAGGTCACGCTTTCCGTCTGGATGAAGTACGTGCAGGCCATTGACGTGTCAGGAGCACCGGACATCAGCTGGCCCGAAAAGCCCGCCTGACGGTCAAACCGGTAACGGATTAACAACCTACCGCGGTGATGGTAAAGTTAAAATCCGTTAACCATTTGACGAAAGGGATTTGCAGGCATGGATACAACAGAGCAATTGGATGATACCTATTATTTCAATGATTTGCCGAATCTGACGCCGCAGGAACTGCTGTTCTGGGTGCTGGTTGATGAGACACAAAAACAGCTGGGCGTGCAGGATATTGTGGCCGTTACGGGACTAATTCTGGGCAACAATAATATCGACGTACCGGGCAAGCCTAATACTGCAACTCCCGGCACTTCCGTTGCATCGCTCTTTTTCCGCAAACACCTGTCATACAAATTCCGGCGCCGCATTCTGCCAACCCTGACCGCCAAATCTTTCAGCCTTCGCGGACTGAAGATTTTCTGGGTAAATAATCTGGGGGCGTTCGTTGGCAGGGCCGTGCCCGTTGTCGGATGGGTGATTCTGGCAAAAGATGTCGCACAAATCAGTTTTCACACCGTCCATCGCTATAACCTGATTGTGCGCCCGGAGGATAAAATCTGGTGAATAATATGACAGTAACCCCTGATATGGTGCGTGACTTCATTCTGCGTGAGCTGCCGCTAGTGACGACGCTCCTGTTAAAGAAAATTAAAGTCGGCGACGATGATATTCTGCAGGAGCAGTACGAAGCGGATGATATTGCAGAGATGGCGGAGAAGTTTTTCCATGACTTCAACGTAGAGCTATCAGGCTTCAGTACTGCCGCTTATTTCCCTTGGAAAACCCCGTCGCTGTTCTCACGCGCGCCCGTGAAACAGGATAAAAAGCCTCTGACCATAAGAATGTTCATAGAGTCAGCCCGTGCAGGACGCTGGCTTTTCTGATTGCCTCACCACGGGTAATGTAATTTGCCCGTTGTGTCAGCTGCAACACAATGGCAACAGCATGACTTACCTTCCCTGAGACCTGACCATAGCGGAACCCCTTCACAGGAGAACCGCCCTATTGCACAGGATTATCAGCACGGCGTGCGCGTTGAGGAAATCAAGGAAGGCACGCGAACCATCACCACCGTCAGCACCGCGATTGTCGGGCTGGTCTGTACCAGTGACGACGCCTACGCGGCCACCTTTCCGCTAAACCGCCCGGTGCTGTTAACCGACGTACTCACAACCAGCGGCAAGACCGGAGAGTCCGGCATGCTGGCGCGCTCACTGGACGCCATCGCTGATCAGTCCAAACCCGTCACAGTCGTCGTGCGCGTGCCGCAGGGCGAAACCGAAGCGGAAACCACCGCCAACATCATCGGCGGCATGACCGACGGCCACCGCACCGGCATGAAGGCGCTGCTGGCCGCGCAGTCCGTCTGCGGCGTAAAACCCCGCATTCTCGGCGTGCCGGGCCACGACACCAAAGCCGTCGCCACCGAACTTCTGGGCTTGGCGCAGAGCCTGCGCGGCTTCGCCTACCTGTCAGCCTACGGCTGCAAGAGTGTTGAAGAGGCGATTGCCTACCGCAGCAATTTCAGCCAGCGTGAAGGGGTGCTGATCTGGCCTGACTTCATCAACTTTGACACCGTGCTGAAGGCGGACGCGACGGCTGGCTAAACAGTGCGGTGGCCTGCGTCAAGGACGGTAACCTGCTGTTTATCCGCCAGGGTCAGGGTAAAACGGCAAGCGGCAAGGCGCTGCCGGTAATCCCCTTCAGCGCAGGGACGGAGACAGCCACCGCTTCACCCTGGCAGACCGCGACGCCTACACCGGCGTAATAGCCAGCTGGCTGCATACCCGTGAACCGGTAAAAAACCAGTGGCGAAGGTGAAGCGCAGGCGACGTAAAACCAATGTGGAGAAGAAAAAGGAACCGGAGGCGAAACAGGGCGATTACCTTATCGGCACGGATGAAAACGTGCTGGTACTGAGCCGCACTTACGCAAACCGAGGCAATGCAGAGCGGGCAGCAAAAATGCAGTGGGAACGCCTGCAGCGCGGTGCAGCGACGTTTTCCATTTAGCTGGCAAAGGGGCGCGCAGATCTTTATACAGAAATGCCGGTGAAGGTCAGCGGGTTCAAGCAGCAGATTGATGCGGGGGAATGGATCATCCATAGCTTGAGTGCTGACAGCGGATATACGACCAGTATCGAACTTGAAGTGAAAATAGGCTCACTTGAAATGGAATAAGGCTATCTCAAAGTGGTTTAATTTAGTATCACTTATCTCAATTGGGTTATGGAGACAACGCGATGATGAATTGCCCTTTGTGCGGAAATGTCGCACATACACGCAGCAGCTTCCAAGTATCAGCAACGACTAAAGAGCGCTATAACCAGTGCTAAAATATTAATTGCAGCTGCACGTTTAAGTCCCATAAAACTGTGTCTGAGATCATTATGAAGCCGGGTAGAGTTAAACCTGTGCCGCCGCATCCGAGAAGAAATCAGCAGCAACCGCTGTGGTTATAAATTATTTCTGCAACTTGAAAGCCCGAAATTCACGGGCTTAAAAATTTCATTTTTATTATAGGTAAATCTACACTAACTTAAGTTTTAATGTTGTTTTTTTAATGCTATTTATATTTTCCATCATGGATAATCTATAGTGCTTAACTGAATAATTTAAATTACAATAACATTTTTGAGAGTTGTGTTACTGCGTTATTGTCAATGAGATCTCCAAATATAATAATTGAATTGCTACCTAGTCCATTCAAGGATGGCCCATACCACGCCCTATGTTCTCCATTCGCATACTGCACAAAAATAAATCTGTCATGAAATGTTGAGGAGTTATTGTGATTTGAAACCGTACAGTTAGGAAATTTTTGCTTAATGCTACTTTCAAATCTGTCTTTTTTCTCTACATTGTTTTGTGGTGTAAGTTGCAGCTCGAATGTTGATTGGGTGGAGTTATTTAAGTTTTCTAGCAATGTTAGCAAGTTGCTAAATCCACCACCTTCACCGGTTTGACCGACATCTGTGTAGATAAATGGGTCAGTCAAAATAACACGTACTACATTTGTATTCTTAATCTTTGTTTTATTAATTAAATCAAAAAAGGATTTAGCTGGCGGGTTGCGACCTTTCCCCCCAGCAACCGTCATCATCTGCATATAGCCTTCGGCGTCAGAAATTACTTTCTTTCTTAGGCAGTATAGATGATCACAGTATCCTTCTTCAGAACGCTCTTCTGCATTCTCTTTATAACTCTGAACCCAAATTTTAACTAATTCTCTGAATTCGTGAGTATTCCAATAGAAATGATGAATGAATGGATAGATTATAGGTGTAACTGGAAAAGAATCTTCGTTTGAGAATAATTCAGGGGCGCTTTCTTTTAATTCTTTTAGATCTTTTGCTCTCGGAGGTAATCCAAGAACCATTCGATTGAACCATTCCATTAACTTCTCCATAATTCATATTGATATGATATAGGAACGACATTTAAAATTTGCTTCTTTTTTGCACTGTGAAGTGCAGGTCTTACTTTAATTAAGCATCATTCTTGATATCCGCAATGACCCAAACAAAGTGCATTTATCCTTTATGATCCCTATTTAAGGCTGAATGATATGTACCGAAAAGACCATTACATGGATCCTAATGGAGGGATAAGACCGAGCAGGATAAAATCCTGCTGCCATTTTGCTGCCAATAGTAGATTTTGAAAACAAAAAAGCCACCTCAAAAGGTGGCTTAACTGCATGATTTACATCACTAAATTTGGTGGCCCCTGCTGGGTTTGAACCAGCGACCAAGCGATTATGAGTCGCCTGCTCTAACCACTGAGCTAAGGGGCCAGCGGAGCGGGGATTATAAAGTATCTCTTCAGGGCAATC